CTTAGCTTTTGGATCTATGACTTCAGCTTCGACCTTACCTAGCTTACCATGTCTAAACTCTGTATAGAATTCAGTTAATGTTATTTCATGGTACTCACGTACTATCTCTAGTTTTGGCTGCCTCTTTATGAAACATTCTTGCCTATGCTCCTCACGCCAATCTTCTTGCTCTGGTTCTCTATCTTTTCCCCATTTAGTTGCTCCACAACCTGTACACATATATAGATTTCGGTTCATTCCGGTAGGGTCCACAGCTTGGGAGAGCCTGATTATTCTTTTGATTTCAGATCCATCTGGTATTGTCGTCATGTAGGGATTCCTCTCTGTAGTGCGCGTGATTTACGGTTATACCGATGGTATGCGCGCGCCACCAAAACCCAGGCCAGGAGGTAGGAGGCCCTTACCTGGGTTCAGAATGGTGGCGCTTCAACATCATCTAGCTCAACCGGAGTTTCATCATCTAAAAAGTCAGCGGCATCTATGATCTCTGCATCATCTTCGATAATTTCCACGCCAGTATCTTCGTCAACCTGACCATTAGCTACAACCATTGGCTTTGGTCCGGTATACGGCAAATACTGATTGACTTCAGCACGAGGATTGCCTTCTAGATCACGACCCATCCTGGTTACGATTCTTACGACATGCTCGCCGGCGGGTGAGGCAATGACGTATGGGCCAATCTTTTTGATGTGGATTTCTTCAGTACCAGCCCGGTTTGTTTCTTTATCAGCATTTGGTCCGTTCGGCGGCCAGAACGCTGTTTCAACGGCATCTTTGGCCGCTTTTGAACCGTCCGTCAAAGCATGAAGAAATCCATTTGCTCGACCAGCTTGACTCTTGATGATATTCAAACCGTCCCAAATTGGAGCACCATAATATGTGTAGTTCGTGTCTTTGAGACCTTCAGCACCGGCCCCGCCACATATCTCAAGAAGAATTGATATGCGCGGTTTGCCCTTATTATCACCTTCCTTATTAATTTTGCCTACAGTCATTCGTTTGACTTTGGCAATATATGAGCCTTTGGGTGGCACTGGTCCCTCATACTGAGATATGCCACTGCCCCAGGCTTCTTCTCCCTTACCGCTGATATCCCACTTTAATTTCATCTAATCCTCCTCGCCATCCGCGCCGATGCTTACGCTAAGCAATTCGACATTGTCACTCTTATTCAGTTTTTGCCTAGGTTGTGGATTTTCAGGAACCACTCTAGGTTCTGGCGCCGGTTTCGGACCAGACTCAATCAACTCGCGAACTTGCTTCAAAGACAAGTTCACAGTTCTTGGCTCAAGACATAGAGTCCTGTCTTTCGCCATAACTGTCTTACTATTCTTCCATTGAATTACTCGAATTTCTTCCCATCTGTCTGTGCCATCTTCATTGACGCCGATCTTACGTCTGGCAATTTTCATTTGACCGAAGCTAGTCATCCAGCTAGCAACTTGCTTGGCGTATTGAGTTCCTTTACCTTGCATCATTGGCAATACAACCTTATTGCCGTCTTCATCCTCTTCATCTTGTTGAAGTGCCGTGAAAAGAACATTGACCGGAAGATTCGTGAATGCTTTCACCATTCTGCGAACTTTCTCAAAGTAAGGAATCCAATCCTGAAGTTGCGGTACGTCTGGGTCTCTGGAAGGGTTCATCCTCACGCCTTCTTCAAGAATGTAACGCATGCACATTTGCTGCATTTCCGTTAATGAGTCAAGTACAACCCAGTTGAACGGAATTGGGTCTTGATCTCGCAACCACCCATAGGCAGTAACGATATCATGCCAACCATGTATTTGCCACTTCTTTGCAGTTGAACCCAAACGCTTGGCGGATATGGTGCCGTTATCTTCAGGTGCAATAAATAAAACATCATCGTCTGAACCGCCGAAAACAGTCTTGCCAACGCCGCTATCAGCGTAAACAAGTAAATTCACGTATTCGTCTTCATCCTGAAGGTCGACAATGTTAGACGGTAAGTCTACCACAATAATCTCTCTTTCTCATCTGGCTTTTCAGGCATTCTAATCACATATGCCTCTATTTCATCTGTCATTGCAACTAAGTTATCAGCGTCACCTTTCGATATTCTACCAAGAGCGGCCACACGTAAAACTCTACGTCTGAACGTCTTGAGTTCTTCAAGCCCCAATTCCTTGACTCTCGCGACCATTTAGTTCACTCTCCGCTCCTCACCTATTTCAAACTTGGCAACCAAGTCATCCATAGCCATAAAGAACGCCATGCCGTTAGCTTTGAGCATTCTCATAAACTTTTTATCCCAACAATCTTCACAGATAAGGAATTTGCCATACTCGTCAAAGTCAAGAGCATGCCAGATAGTTCCTTGATCACGTAGATTATTTTGCCCACAATGGCAGCATGGATCTGGATCAATATTCATATATGTCTCCATGTTTTATAATTTACAATTCTGCATATAGTCATTTGATTTACGTGAAAAATCTTCGCCAAGTCATATTGTGAATATTGCCCTGTAGCATACATTTTTCTTATTTCATTTACTTCTGCCCACGTTAATTTTGTCGAGGGATTACGTTCACCGCTAAAATCATATTTATAATGACAATTTGTACATCTAGGTGTATAGTTGTAAATATCTTCATCATCAGTATTGTGAATCCACGTCCAATGGTATGCCTCAGATCCACAATCTACACAATTATACTCAGACGCTTTTCCTCGTATAATCTCAATCTTACCATGTAATTGTCTGCGTGCAGTAGTATTGCCTGGTTTAAGCATCATGCAATTTCTTACTGCTAATCGCGCCTTCACGGTGATCAGCATACGGATCTATTGATTGCATTGTAGTGGATATAAAATATTCTGTGTCACCGCCGGATTCGTCAAGTTCGCATAGATCAAAAAATTTGCAGAAGTAACAGTCACGTTGAGGAGTTTTCAACAACGGCATGCGTCCGGTTCGCACGTCGTCCATAACACGGGCCTCTTCAGAGATACGGACAACTTGCCGTTGACGTTCTTTACTTGTGCGCGGAACAAAATAACGTAGGAAGTTTGGTGAACCTTGTTTCTTACTGACACTACCATCTTTGTTAAGTCTTTGACCATCTTCGTCAGTCGGCCTATCATCAATCCTGCCACGGCGAACAAAGTTATACTCCATTCCGACAATGCGTTCAGTTGGCTCAATTAAGCCCTGATGTCTTAACGCTGTTGTACCTACGGCGATGTATGTACTAGCTTGTTCATCTAATGTAAGGTGATACGTGATTATATCTTTCGCAGTTTTATGATCAACCATCTTTACTTGATTATCATTAAGGTCACGAACGCAAAGATCAAAAGTCCCAACGACCCTAACAATAGGCCGATACCCACGCTTACCCTTCTCCGAGACCATTGGTTTGTACCGGACATCGGGGATAATAACATCAAACTGCCGCTCAGCATCCAATACAAGCCAATGAGGATCGCCGCGATACAATTCGACATACGCTTCGGCCAAGTCCAATCCAAGGTCATGGAAATCTTCCCACTTGGCTACAGTCTCGTCGTTGGTGTAATCAGTGGTCTTCACAGCTGCAACTACATCACTAGATAATTTGTCCCACGTATCCGCAGGATGTGGGCCACGTTCTAAGCCAGGTATGTAATACTCAGCTAACGCTATATGAAAAAGAGACCCAAAATCAGCAGCTTCTTTTCCAAGCTCGACTTTGGGTCTAATTCTGCGAACGTACTCCATATACCAGGCCCATGCGCAACGTTTAAATGCTGCCCGTTCACTTTGGCGGAGAAGTGGAAGTTCTTCAACGTTCATGAGTCATTCCTAAATAATGACTTAATTCTCCACCATGGAGCATGGACCATTTCTTCCAGCCAGGTAGGTATGTATCATATGCCTTTTGCCAGCTAACTCTGATTGAATTTTGTTTATCGAAGTCAGCTTTGTCTGGATTGTTAACAATATTTGGATACTTAGCGTACAGCTGTTCGTGCCACAATTTCTTTTTTGCCTTGAGATTACCTTCGCCACCTGCATAATCAAGCATACCGCCAGGTTGATAGCGAGTGCCTACTGAATTTGATCGTGTTCCCAAGTGAATCATCCATGGATAGCCAGCTTGTAGCCCACGTAAGAATAGGTCATTGTCTTCAGCATATTCTAAGTGCTTATCGTAATTACCAATTTCAAGCACGTTATCGACATTTAATGCTACAAGCCTAAAAGTCCCGGTAGGCAATAAAATAAGATCATCACGGCCTCTTATTAATCTCCCAAGACAAAGATCATGATAGCCATATCTAGCTGTGATACCTAAAACTTTATGGTGTGTAGCACAAGCTGCAAAATTACTCATGCTATTGTATTTAACATTTGGCTTTATGTCGTCATCAGCAAGCACTATAGATTTCATGCCCCAACTGCCGGCTAAGTTGATGCAATGCATTCTACTATGTCCAATGCCACCATTCCTAATTGGCAAAGGGTGAATGCTTATTGTTGGATTCTGATTTTGAGCGCCTGGTCTTGATCTGAACATATATCTGAGATATGTGTCTTGTTCATCTGGCTCAACAATGAAATGAACATGAAAGTTTAGGCTTCGCCAAGATTCAACAAGCTTGGCGGCTTCTTCCCAGCGCCCACGTGATGGAATGAATACGTGGTTACCCATTATCGTGAACCGGGTCATCTTGGCTCAAGCCACAGACGACGCACTCCTCGCCGTCACCGATCTCGCCACCTTCTTCACATTCACAATTAGATTCATCTTCACCACATTCAAGACAAATCTGTTCAGGCTCGAAATCATGATCGTATTGATCGTCGTCGTCATTACCCGGTTCAAGGTTTTCGGGCATTTTTTTTTATTCCTCTCATGGTTTAATTTTACTGGGTGAACTGGTGTTCACGGGAATGCGGAGAGGAACCCCTTCGACTACACACTCCCGCGAACGCCAGAACACCCAGTGCGGGAAAACCGTGGCAGGAAAACCGCACTGGGGCTGGGGCAGACTTGGGATGCCCATCTGCCATGGGCGCTTTAGAAGCTAGCCTCACTCACGCCAGCTGCAACAGGCTCACCTTCATCCTTGGTGCGCAAGCGCCGACGTGTCTTGGCCGGCTCACCGTCGGCTGTTGCTGAATCGGAGTCATCGCCATCAGCACCTTCTTCAGCTGCCTTGGCTGCTTCCTTGTCGGCCTTCTCCTGTTCTTTCTTGGCCTTCTCAGCGTCCTTCTCAGCCTTTTTCTGCTCACGATCTAGCTTCCGCTTCTCAGCATCGGCATCACGCTTTTCCTTGGCTATACGCCGTTCCTCAACCAGCTCCTGTGCGTGGCCCTGTTGCCATTCACGGTGATGGATGAAGGTAGACGCGACCTGCGCCTCACTGACGAAGTCTTCACCTTCGTTTTCATTGATGTAAGCGGTGAAACTCTTCATCGCTGGACTGGGGTTATCGACACCCCAACGACGGCCTTCTGGCATCTTACTTGCTCCTTTATCTATGACTGGTCTTTTCTCGACCTAACTCAATTGTATCGAATTTTCTCGCGAAAGTAAAGAGAAAAACCCTAAAAATTCAGTTTAATTTTATGCCGTTTCATCCTCCTGTCGTCTTTCGCGGGTTAATCCGCATACGTCTAACAATGGCGTTTGGACCGCCATCCACACGCAAGCTACGACGACCCTGGCGGGCTAATCGGAATTTGAGCAGCCTTTCGTGTTCTTCAATGGTCTCCATATTGACAATTCGCTCCATATACTTACGAATCACTTCGTGATCAGGCTTGCGATTGATGACTAAGTATGCACTCACGAAGCCAGCTGCGTAGACTATTATGCCTTCCAGAATTTCAATTATCATCCAGTAACCAACTTCTTGGCCACGTCTAGTCCTCTCGCTCCATCCATAATGGATTTGATATTGAATTCAGCTTCAGCATTAGCTTGCGCGATATGCTCTTCAATTGTGTTCCTAGAGAACACTTTCCAAATAGTCACTTGGTGAATTTTACTAAGTCGGTGGAGCCTATCCTCAACTTGCTCCTGGTCTGAAGTATTCCAGGTCTCATCAAGAATGACCATTTCATCGGCTGCATCCAAAGTCAAACTCACCCCGCCAGCGGTTGTCGTTAATAGCAAGACGCGAGTAGGACTGGTTGGATTATTTTGCCAATCGTCTTTGATTTCCTCTCGTTTCTTGTCTGGCGTATAACCAGTGAACTTATGGCTCAGGATTCCCTCTTTGGCGAGTCCATACGCGAAAGCATCAATGAGCTTTGAGAACTGACTGGCAACCACAATCTTAGGCACGTCGGCTGGAGCATGACGATAATCTGGCGCCATATCTTTGTCGATACCTCGCTCATTAAGAAATTCGATGAGCCATTCATACTTATTACTTGGCAAGATTGGTATGAATACACCATCATCGTTGAGCTTTCCATAACTACCGGCAAATTGCTTAAGTCTTGTGAGTTCCGCCAAGATGCCGGTGGTCTGTAATATGCCACCTTCAATTTCGGTCTGTGCCTTACGTTCCATCTCTTCATATGCCCTCGCTTGCTCGTCTTCCATTTCAAGCCAAATGATATTATAGAGCTTTGGCGGGAGATCAGCAGCGACTTCTGCTTTGGTTCGTCGAATCATAACGCTTGATGCCTCTTTATACATTGCATCTTTGTCTTTAATGCGACCGATTACCATGCCATAACCATTCTGATATGTATCAAAATGCTCATTAATCCATCGCCAATAACTCCTGAATAGATCAGGCTTAAGCCAGTTGAGCTGGCCCCACAGATATTCTTCTTTGCCCCTAAACGGAGTTCCTGATAATGCAAGTCGCAATCCTTGCTCTTTTACCGTAAGCGCGCCTAATCCTTGCTTCTGAGCAGACCATTTCTTTCGATTGCCTGACCCGCCGGCAATTGTCTGGTGAGATTCATCAATGATAATTGCTGACCATTCATAGTCGAACAATTCCTGAACGGCCTCACCGACGATCTTGAACTGCTTTTGGCCGTCCTTTTTGACATAATTGCCATATTCATCTATCTGAGCTTTGATTCTGACATAATTCGGACTTGTGATAACCCAAATACGCTTTATGTCATCGCGCTTTTCCATAATTTCAATGGCACGATTAACCACATAACCACGCTCATCAGGGCTTAAATGTGCACCGATAGTGATAACTTTCTCACCAGGCGCCCATTTCCTTAGCTCTTGTGGCCAAGTTAGCTTTGCGGCGGATTTGGGGGCAATGACGAGGATGGGGCCAGTAAGGCCCGATTCAATAATTGCTGCAATTGACTGAATGGTTTTTCCAAGTCCTGGCTGATCTGCGATAAGGCAGCTGCGGTTTCTGGATGCAAAGGCTGCTCCAACAGATTGGAAAGGTCTTGCACTAATTGCGCTCCAGATTTGAGGATATTTCTCGCGGATTCGCGGTAGGTCGATGAGTCCCATGTGCTGGACATCTGGAATGGTCTCCTGTCTTGCTTTTTCCTGCATTGCCCATTCATTGAGCGATGGCGAAATCTTGATATTGGCGTCAAATCTATTTGCTACTTCGCGTGCTTTTACACAAGTATCCCAGTGGGCGGGAAACACCCAGAATTTGTGTTCACCGTTCCAAATTGCTGGCCCAGGCAATCTTGCCTTGAGCTCACGATTTAAGTCTGGGTCATAACCGTCAAGTTTCACCCAAATCTTGAGTGCTTGATACTCATCGGTTAAGCCCATTAGCCACTGACGGCTCATTGGGTTCCTCTCGTTCTTCTGTCCATACTTTAATTATAGTCCACTTTCGATTGAAAAGGAAGATTTCAAAGGCGCTTTAAATAAACTGTTCATGTATTATACCAGGAGTAGTCGTTGACGTTGGCGACGGAGCTACCATTGGCGGGACCGTCGTTGACGATGTGCCGCGACAATCTGGGCCCCAGGATGGAGGACATTGTCTGCAACTGCCGTCTGGCATAATATATTCTGAACAACCACTGCCTGGTGGCGTTGTAATTACTGGTGCTATTGGCTTGAGCGGTGGCCCAATATAAACATGCTCGTGCGGGGATATAGCAGAATTGATTACCACAATTCCCATAACTCCTCCGCCAACGAAGCCGAGCATAAATGCCTTAACAATCATCCTACTCCTATCACGCTGTCTGCATAACATGCGTGGAATCCAAAGTCATCTGCGAATTGAATAATCACTTTTTCTTCCTTGTTCGTTATTACTTTGAAATTTTTAGGCTTAATCATGGCTGATTTAACCGCACCATTAATGCGATTAACCCAAGTTATTGTTGTGTTTCTATGTTTCAGGAGGGCCGCTTTAACCTCGCCAGCTTTTGACTCAGTATCCCAAGGCACACTCGTTGAAAGTCGCTCTACTAGGCTCTCGGCGGGTAGCTCGGAGATAGCGATTCCCGGCCCTGAGGCTAACGGTAGCGCGATGCTTCGACGGGCTCGGTGCGAGGCCCTACGCATCCGTTCGGCATCCGGTAAGTCCTGTGCCAGCTTTGCAGCATGGCTGATATTTCGACATTTTATTGGGTTACCTGCGAATGTATACCAAACATCTGGCCACCATTGTGTCTCTGGCCACTCGATGTCGATGCGTTCATTATCGCCGCGCGTAGCGTTCAAATGTAGAATTTCGCTGTCATCATCGACATACCACTTACCAGTCCATTCAAAATCCTTGATGAACTTTGCAAAGTTATTGACTTTGTCTTTATGCGTTGCCCCAAATGAATGGTAGCCAGATGGATTCTTAACGGTGCCTCTACTCATTTGCCTCTACTATTTCTGCTGCGCGTTTTAATGCTGTTTCCCAAAAACCATCGCGATAAGCCTGTTCATAAACGTCTAGTAGATCCTCGGCAGCATCAAGTGCTTCTTCTATATTTGCTTTATTCAGCAAATCTTCGGCTTCAGCTAGCTCTGCTATGTCATCTATAACCATTATTGGCGTAGGATCACCTGACCATTCGCCGGATAATGGGTCTGGACACATATTCATGACTTCTTCATTATTAGACTCGAAACCTGCTAATAAGATTTCTGCTGTGTCTCGACCAGTTTTATGATTGATAAGTAGTTCGGCAAATACTTCACCTTTGGTTCGGCCAAGTCGGTACGCTGCCTCAGATAATGGATCGTTGTACTTACTCATGTTCTGCCTCACCATCACTGAGTAATTGGTTAGCTTTTACAAAGACGTCCCAGGAATATATGCCTTTTTCGTCTGAAAGGCGCACGTAAGCGCCTACCAGACCTCCTCGCTCGTCTTTCACCTCGCGTTTAACTACACATGGAACAATATAGCAGCCACCTGGAGATAATTTACCACCAGGAAATTTCGCATACATTATACTGCTATCCTAACTGCTATCATTGGGTTATCACAACCTGGACATGGCTTGGGCGGCTCCATTACATTCCCGCCGGAATTCAGCCATTCAATGCCATTATCATCAAAATTAGCCTTATCCCACGTCCCACCTTCTGGGCCTCCGTTCTGTGGGTGATAGAAGCAACCATTGGCTTGCACTCTATCAATATGTTTACAATGTTGATCGCCATATTCACCAGAGAACTTAAACGCCGGACATGTACACGACGCTGGATCATATGGATTCACAGTAACATTATAAATATTGCCGCTGCTTCCGCTTATCTGGAAGTTACTTGCCCATTGTGGGCAGATTAGCGCAACTTCAATGGTTAAATCTGGCATATTTCACCATGGCCATTGTTGTAATGTCTTTCCATCGTCCTCACCGCCCATGATTTGGGCGTTGTGCATTCTATCGAAATGATTTGAGCTGAGTGTACATAGAAATCCTTGATCACTCACGCTCGCACACTTGCCAATACTTTGTAAAAATTGAATGTCTTCATCACTTGGTCTGTTCACATTATTCTGTGATCCTTTCCAGTGTCTTTTCTAGCCATTCCTTGTCATCGCAGCTTTTGACAGCTACGATAACCTGTTCACCTAAATCCTCAAGGAGGGCTTTATCACTGGTGAATTCATCTTCACTGCTTGGAACTATCATTTGGCTTGTTCCTTTTGTTTATTTTCACGTAACCAATCTTTGAATAGCTTGAAACATACTTCATGCATATCAAAGTTACCGGCTGTTCGCATATCGCGCGACTCTTGATTTAATTCAGATTTCAGAACGCGAAGTTTGTAGAAAGGCTTAATAAGTTCCTTCCCGCAAACATCGCATACGACGACACTACTCATTTAAGCACCTGCCTTCTTTCTCAGTGGTGCGACATTTGGATATAGAACAGCTGCGTGATC